CAGACAAGCGGATTTAGTATTGGTAGATCGACAGAGATCACCCGTGAAGAAGTCAGGTTTAATAAGTACATTACTAGATTACGCAAGAAATTCGGCAATTTATTAATAGATGCATTGAGGATTCAGCTAATCTGTAAAGGTATCATACGCGAAGACGAGTGGTTTGATATTAAATCTGATTTATTCCTAGACTTCCAGAAGGACAATTATTTCGCTGAGTTGAAAGAATCTGAGGTACTGAATCAGCGGATTGCTACTTTGATTCAGATTGCGCCATTCGTTGGTACCTATTATTCAACCGAGTGGGTCCAGAAGAATGTTCTGATGCAGTCTGAGGAAGACATAAAAGACATAAACAAATTCAATAAAGAAAATCCACCACGAGTTTCAGAAGAAGGACAATAAAATGAGTAAAGAAAATATTAGAAGCCTAATTGATGCAATCGCGTCTGGCAATTCTATTGCGATTGAAAATAATTTCAATGATATTATGTCAGAAAAGATCGCTAGCCGTATGGATGACATGAGGGTATCTGTCGCTGGTAGTATGTTTGGTTCGTCAGTAAATGAAGAATCCGAATCCATCGACGAAGAAAAGGAATCTCTTGATGAGGTTAAGGGTGTTGCTCCCGGTGACTGGCACGTTATGGATGATGAGACAGGTAAAATACATTCAACACACCCAACCAGAAGACGCGCGTTGAATGCGATGGAAAAGATGAATAATGCTGACTATGAACAAAATAAAAATGATCCTACTCGTAAAACTGGAAATATATTTCAACATCGGTATTCGGCAGTAGCTAAATCATATCACGACAAGAAAATGGGTTAGTTAAATACACGCCCAACATCCTAAAGAAGAATAATGTATTACTCACAGTTTTCTAAAAGATTACAGAAGACCAATGCTAAACAATCGTTAGTAGGTATTCTTGAAAATATCTACTTCTACAGTCATTGTATTCAGAAAACAGAAGATGATACCATTCTAGTCAATGGTATTGCGTCTTCACACAAAACATTGTCGGAAGCAAAACAACATATACGTTACACCGAAGAAGCAAATGATATTATAGAAGAAATAAAGGAAAATTTCTACAAAGATAACAGAGATAAGATTATATCAATTATAAAAGAAAATCATAATATTAAAGTCACAAACACTATCATCGATAATTATATACAAATTGCTTCCGACAATTCTTTTTCGATAGACCCAGTTATACAAGAAATTCGTAGTATGAATACCTACGACAAACTAATTGAAGGTAAACTACATTACAAATTAAATGATAATAGCACTATTGCTATATCAAAAGATACACAAAGTGTAATAAATACAGTATTACAAAACAATACTAACGCCATTGAGTATATGAAAGAATCATCAGATAATTTTCTCAGAATACTTGATATTATAATAAGGGAAGAATAATGCCGCTAATCAAAACAATTCAATTGGTAACTGACTCAGAGGCAGTTGTAAAAATATCAGGAAGTTCCACATCTGCTTCTGTTATTGATATAGCATCTGATATTTTGTCGCCAGGGCAAACCGTATCTGGTACACCTATCGTAAATATCATTGGATTTCAATGGGCAGGTGAACCCGGAGCAATTTATCAAGTTAATAGAAATAGTGTCAGGATAGCCACTTTACTAGCCGACAACGGTAATTTCATGGACTTCGTTGAGTTATTTCCGTCCGAGAATACTGAAAATACCAGCAACATTAGTATCAATATCGTTAAATCGGGTGGCGCTGCTGTACAGGGTGAACTCTGGATTAGACTTAGAAAAGTTTCTGGGTTTGCTATTCAACCGCTATAAGGAATGTCCATGAAACTTATAAGGGAAGTCAACGAATCAATGAATGTGATTGTCGAGGAAACTTCTGGTAAAGGCAAACAACTTTACATTGAAGGTATTTTTCTCCAATCTAATATTAAGAATCGTAACGGTAGAATGTATCCAGAATCTATCATGGATAAAGAAGTAACCCGTTATATTAAAGAAAAGGTAGAAAAGAACACTGCTTATGGTGAGGGTACACATCCAGATGGTCCGACCATAAACTATGATCGTATTTCACATAGAATCACTAAACTGACGAAAGATGGTACTAACTGGGTCGGTAAAGCAATAATTCTCAATACACCGATGGGTAAAATCGCAGAGGGTATTTTAGAGGGTGGTGGAAGGCTGGGTACTTCTAGTAGAGCATTGGGTTCTTTAAAAATGAACAGCGAGGGAATCAATGTAGTACAGGATGATTTTCTTTTGATGACAGCCGGTGATATTGTGACTGATCCTTCTGGACCAGATTGTTGGGTAAATGGGTTGATGGAATCTGCTGACTGGATTTATCAAAATGGCAGATTCGAACAAATCGCCGATAAATCTAAACAAATAATCAAATCTGCTTCTATTGGCAATTTAGAAGAAGCAAAAATTATTGCTTTTCAAAACTTTTTAAAAAGCGTTAAATAAGAAGTAAAAATTATTATTTTATAAATAATATAACATTTAAAATACGAGGTTAATAAAAATGAGTATTGATTCAAAAATTGCCGATATTCTTGAAAAGTCTAAATTGGCAGGTCTTATTGTAGAAAATGACGAAGAAGAAGAAGAAGTCGTTGAACCTTCTGATGTGGAAGAAATCGTCGAAGAACCAACTGAAGAACCATCCGAAGAAGTTGTTGAAGAAGGCATCAAAATTGATGTCTCTGCTGATGTCGATGCGTTGATCAATGGTGAAACATTGTCTGAAGAATTTAAAACAAAAGCAGCCACAATCTTTGAAGCTGCTGTTGTTACACGTGTGAAAGAAGAAGTTACACGTTTGGAAGAAGAATTTGAATCTAAACTTGCCGAGCAAGTAGATACAATCACAGAGGGTCTGGTTGAGAAGATTGATGGTTACCTCGATTATATTGTCGAGAAGTGGATGGAACAGAATGAAATAGCCCTTGAAAATGGTGTTAAAGGCGACATTACGGAATCTTTCATTACCGGTATGCGTGATCTTTTCAAAGAACATTACATTGAAGTTCCTGAAGAGAAATACGATGTTATTGGTGAGATGGAATCTAAAATTGACGAACTTAACACTAAACTTGACGAGCAGGTAGAACGCAATGTTGAGATGCGTAAAATCATCCAAGAATCTGCCCGTAAAGAAATCGTTAAAATGTCATGCGAAGGTTTGGCTAAAACTGATGAAGAAAAATTCTTGTCACTTGTGGAAGAATTGTCTTTTGAAAGTGCGGAAACCTTTCAAGTTAAAGTTCAAACAATTCGAGAGAACTATTTCACTAGCAAACCACCATCAATTATTGAATCGGTAGTAACGGATTCACCAGTACAAGAATTGGTTGAAGACACACGCTACATCGATCCGACAGTTGCAATGTATGCTAAAGCAATTAAACAGTTAAACAACTAATACTAATAAGGAAGTAATAAAATGATTGATCGTAAAGCTCTTTTAGAAAAATGGGCACCAGTTATCGACGCGGATGGCGTTAAAGTTTCTGACGTACAACGCCGTGGTGACTTGGCTGTTATTCTGGAAAACCAAGCAGTTGAAATGCGCCGTGAAAGCCAAGCATATGGCATGATGAACGAAGCTGCTCCTACTAACTCTGGCGGTTCTGCTGGTCTGAATGCTATTTCAACTAGTGGTTATCAAGCTGCCTCCGATGCTACCAATTCAGTTGCTGGTTTTGACCCAGTTCTGATTAACTTGGTTCGTCGTGCTATGCCACAATTGATCGCATATGATGTTGCTGGCGTACAGCCAATGACACAACCTACCGGTTTGATTTTCGCAATGCGTTCAAGATATGTAAATCAGTTCGGCGCAGAAGCACTCCATAACGAAGCTAACAGCGCGTTCTCTGGCGCTGGTTCACATGACGGTTCAGATCCTTCAGAAGCAACCTATGCTACTGGCACTGGTATGTCAACTGCTGCTGGCGAGACGCTGGGTTCAGGTTCAACTTTCCCTGAAATGGCATTCTCAATCGAGAAAACTTCAGTTGTTGCTAAAACCCGCGCACTGAAAGCAGAATACTCAATCGAGTTAGCACAGGATCTGAAAGCTGTTCATGGTTTGGACGCTGAAGGCGAACTGTCAAAAATTCTGTCTACAGAAATTCTGGCTGAAATCAACCGCGAAGTTATCCGTACTATCTACACCACTGCTAACCGTGGCGCTCAAAATGGTACAGCAGTTGCTGGCACATTCGACTTGGATGTCGATTCAAATGGTCGTTGGTCAGTTGAGAAATTCAAAGGTCTGTTGTTCCAAATCGAACGCGAAGCAAATGCCATCGCTCAAACAACCCGTCGTGGTCGTGGTAACTTCATCATCTGTTCTTCTGACGTAGCATCTGCGTTGGCAATGGCAGGTGTTCTGGACTATGCTCCTGCATTGGCTACCGGTCTGAATGTTGATGAAGCATCAACTACCTTTGCTGGTGTTCTGAATGGTAAATATAAAGTGTATGTTGATCCATATTCAGGCGGTCAGAACTTAAATCACGCTGGTACCGCTTCAGGTGCGCAATTCTTCACCGTAGGTTACAAAGGTACATCTTCATTCGACGCCGGACTATTCTACTGCCCATACGTTCCATTACAACAAGTTCGTGCTATCGATCCTAACACAATGCAACCTAAATTTGGTTTCAAAACTCGTTATGGTCTGGTTGCTAATCCTTTTGTTGATATTATGGATGGTTCAGGCAATTCGTCTTTGACAGCTAATAAAAATATGTATTATCGCCATGTCCAAGTGGCGAACCTGTTTTAAGTTATAAATCAATAACTTATGTTATGACAAAAGGGGTACAATGTACCCCTTTCTTTTGATTGAAATCA